GCACCCAAACCATCTACCCCTCGACGGAGGGCTAAATCATGACCATCCACAACCTTGGCTCTAAGACCACGGTTCTCGGCCTGCTCCGCAACGACGTTGTGACCGCTACCGGGACCGGCTCTGCCATCGATCTGCAGGGCTACGAAGGCGACATTGCTGTGCTGCTGGACGCCGAAGCTGGCGGTGCTGGTGTCACCTATGCCGTGAAGCTGACCGAATCCGATACCTCCGGCGGTTCTTATACCGACGTGAGTGGCGGTGCCTTCACCACCACCACCGCCAACACTGCCTCGCTACAAAAGATCTTCGTCAACGTGACTTCCCTGAAGCGCTTTGTGAAGGTCTCCATCACCGTGGCTGGTGGTACTGGCGCTGGTGCTGTTGCGGTGATCGGTTTGGCTTCCGCGAAGTACGGCTGATTATGGCAATCACGGAGGATCTGGACATCTTCCTGGCGGACTTTGGCGTTAGCTGTACGGCTGGCGCCACTACCGCCAACGGGATCCTGGATATGCCCAGCCAGGTGATAAGCGATGGGATGGTGCTCACCACCGACTACACGCTGACCGCCAGAACCTCCGCATTTGGCAGTCTCATCCGCGGCGACTCGATCACTGTGGATGGGACTGCTTACACCGTCCGCGAGACAATGTTGATTGACGACGGCAAGTTCGTTCAGCTCGGGATACAGAAGACATGAGCGGTCCCTTCAAGGTCAACACACGGAGCCAGTGGGCAGCACAGAATCCTGTGCTGATGGCGGGAGAGCCTGGCCTTGAAAGTCAGACCGGCAACCTGAAGATCGGTGACGGCAGGACAGCGTGGAATACGCTGCCGTATTTCAGCAGTCCCGCGAACTGGGGTTCGTTCTGGGATTCAACGTCTCAAACGGCTACGGCAAATACGCCGACGCCGATCCTGTTGCGGAAGAACGATCTAGACAACCGTGGCATCAAGGTGATCTCCAATAGCCGGATCACGGTTGACCATCCGGGGATCTACAGCTTCACGTTCTCGATTCAATTCAGCAATTCCGACGCGCAGATTCACGACATCAACGTGTGGCTCCGCAAGAACGACAACGGCGCTAGCGGTGATGTGGCCGATAGCGATAGCAAGTTCAGCATCATCTCCAGCCATGGCGGCGTTGAGGGCAACGTGATCGGGACGGTGAACTTCATCCTCAAACTGGCGGCGGCCGACTATATCGAGCTGATCTGGGCGACCAGCAACGCCAACGCGTACATCCACGCCGAGGCCGCGGCCACTAGTCCATTCGCGCATCCGGGGATTCCGGGCATCATTTGCACAGTGGTGCAGGTGGCATCGGCATGACAACAAAGCGCGAGTCGATCCTTGCCGGCATCCGCACGGCGCTCACGAACACCACCGGCGTGAGCACCAGGATCTATCGCAGCAGGGTGGAGCCGCTGGCTAGGGGCGAGCTGCCGGCCATCGTGGTCGAGCCGATCAATGATGTGTGCGTGCAGTTGACCAGTACACCGACGCTGGACTGGACGCTCACGGTGCGCATTGCGGTGATCGTGCGCGGCAACATCCCAGATCAGGTAGCTGATCCGATCGTGGAGAGCTTGCACGCAAAGGTGATGGCAGATCTAACAGTTGGTGGTCATGCCTACGACGTGCAGCCGACTGGCGTGAGCTTCGATATGCAGGAGGCGGACCAGCCATCTGGCGTGATCTCCTGCGACTACGTTGTGAAGTATCGGACCCGTGTGGCTAATTTGGCGCAGAGTCCGTAGTAGCTACGATGATGGACGAACACAAAGGCCAGGGCGGCAGCTATCTGGTCGACAAGAAAACCGGCAAGCGAAAGCTCATCGAGCGAACTCAGCCGGCTCCCCATCCACAACCTGAGGTAGCCACCGATGGCATCAGTTCTGACGCGCCGGCGCCTGATCCTGGCGAAGATTGAAAGCACCTACGGCACTGATTCGAGCCCGACCGGCTCGAGCAATGCCATTCTCGTGCGCAACCTCGAGATCCAGCCGCTGGTTGCCGAGACTGTGAACCGCGATCTGGTGCGCCCTTACATGGGGCAGGCCGATCAACTGCTGGCTCAGACCAGGGTCGAGGTGAGCTTCGAGGTGGAGCTGGCCGGCTCTGGCACCGCTGGCACCGCTCCGGCCTACGGTCCGGTGCTGCGTAGTTGCGGTCTGTCTGAGACGCTGGTGACCAGCACCAGTGCCACCTACGCACCCGAGAGCAGCGGCTTCGAGAGCTGCACCATCCACTATCACGAGGATGGCATCCGCCACAAGCTGACCGGCTGCCGCGGAAGTTTTGAGATTTCCGGAGAGGTCGGCCAAATTCCGCTGATCAGCTTCACCATGACGGGCATTTATAACGCCCCGACCGATGAGACGCTGCCCACCCCGACCTACGCCAACCAAGCCACGCCGTTGATCTTCAAGCAGGGCAACACCACCAACTTCAGCGCCTTCTCCTACAGCGGCTGCCTGCAGAGCTACAACTTCAGCATGGCCAACGACGTGATCTATCGCGAGCTGGTCGGCTGCTCGAAGGAGATCATGATCACCAACCGGGCACCCAGCGGCACCATCGTGATCGAAGCTCCGACCATCACGGCCAAGGACTTCTTCACGATCGCCACCGGCAGCAGCACCGGCAGCATCACCTTCCAGCACGGCACCACCGGTGGCAACATCGCCACGGTGACCACTGCTCAGTCTGATCTGGGCAACCTGACTTACTCGGATCAGGATGGCGTGCAGATGCTGAACATGCCGTTCATTGCGGTTCCGACCAGTTCGGGCAATGATGAGTTCAGTCTCGTCTATACCTGACCTTGGCTTTTGTTCTTAAGCAGTCGGACACCTACTCGTGGCCGATCGCATTTGATATCCCTGTCGACGGTGGCCGTATGCAACGGCAGACCTTCGACGGGGAGTTTCGTCGGTTGAGCCAGTCCCGCATCACGGAGATCGGCGTACAGATCAAGACCGAGGAGATCACCGACGCTGATCTTGCAGCCGAGGTACTGGTCGGCTGGTCTGGTGTGACCGATGGCGATGGCAAGGATGTGCCCTTCAGCCAGAAGGCACTGGAGCAGTTGCTCGATGTGCCGATGCTCGCGAGCGCCATCACGGTGGCCTACTTCGAAAGCTTGCAGGGAGCTAAGCGAAAAAACTGATCGAGGCCGCTGAGCATTGGGCAGGCGGTGGCGTTGTGGACGAAACCGCCGACGATGCCGCGGCCATGGGCATCGAGCTGCCGGATCTGCCGCCAGCTCCCGAGGAAGACTTCGGGATTCTGCCCGAGAACTGGCCAGTGGTTGAGATGTTCCTGCGAGTCCAGACGCAGTGGCGCACCACGATGAGTGGCGTGATCGGATTGGACTATGCAGCGGTGCGTTGGCTGTTTAAGCTGTACGACGTAGAGGAACCGCGTGCGCTGCTGGAGGATCTTCAGGTGATGGAGGCCGCAGCGATGATGGTGATCAATAAGCAGGGGGCATAGCCATGGCAATGAACATGGAGGCCATGCTGAAGATCACCGCCAACGTGGCGGGTGAGAACAATATCCGGCGCCTTGGCAACTCGATGCAAGGCCTTGAGGGGCGCATCAAGAACGCCAGCATGGCGACCAATCTGCTCTATACCGGCCTCAAGAGCTTGGCCGCTGTAGCGGTGACTGGTGGTGTGGTGGCGCTAGCAAAGTCGGCAATCGACTTGGCGGACGATATGCGCGATCTGTCGCAGCGCACTGGCGTCGGTGTGGAGACGTTGGGGCAGTTCAAGGTGGCGGCCGAGCTGAGCGGCACCAGCCTCGAGGGCGTGGCGAAGGGACTGACATTCCTGAACAAGAACATGGTGGCTGCGGCCACTGGAACGGAGGCGGCGGCTGCTGCATTTAAGACCGTTGGGGTTGCCACCACCGAGGCCGATGGCACGCTGCGTAGCGCCGACAAGGTATTCCTCGATGTAGCTGATCGCTTTGCTCAGTTGCGTGATGGACCGGAGAAGGCTGCACTAGCGATCAAGATCTTCGGCAAAGCCGGTGCCGAATTGATCCCGATCCTGAACCTTGGCAGCAAGGAGATCCAGCGCTTCGGTCTCGGCATCGGTCCAGACTTTGCCGACAAAGCTGATGCGTTCAATGATCAACTCGGCCTGATGAAGGCACAGACCACTGTGCTCACCGTGCAGATCGGTTCAGCGCTGCTGCCGGTCATGAGTGGGTTGGTGAGCGTGGTCACGCAGGCGATCACCTTCGTCGGCAATCTTGCTGATGAGTTCTACAAAGCGATCGGTGGCGCAGCAGGACTTCAGCAGATTGCTGCTGGATTGATCAAGACGATGGTGGTGCTTGGCGGTGTGACTGCTGGCGTGTTTATCGCAACCAACATCACGACCTTTGCGACTGCGCTGCGAGGTGTGCTCGGCGTGATGCGCGGCATGTTGGTGCTTGAGCGGGCAATGCTTGCAGTGCAAACAGCACGCGCCGCGGTGCTTAGCTTGATCGCTGGCCTGCAGACTCCTGGACCTGCGCAGGCGAAAGCCGTTGGCTTGGTCACTGGTGGCGCTGTTGGGGTGGGATTAGCCGTTGGCCTCAGCAAGTTGATTGACGACATCACCAAGAAGATCGGCACCAGCTTGCAGGGTGCCATGACGATGCCCAACATCCCGACGCCCCCACCGGGCACCACGCCGGACCTGAGCGGCTTGCGCACGGACGCTGGTGCGAAGCCGAAGAAAGCGGAGGAGATGAGCCAGAAGCTGTATCAGCTCGAACTGGATCTGCTTGAGGCACAGCGGAAGGAAAACGAAACGCAGGTCGCTTCCCTTAAATATGAGATTGCTCAGCAAAAGTTTTCGGAGAGCAAGCTGAAGAACCGCAATGATTTGCTCGAACTAGCCAAGGCCGAGCGGCAATACATGGAGGACATTGCCGACATAGCAACGAAGACCGGCAGCGCTATTGCGCAGGACTTTATTAAGCGCAACCAACTGCAGGAGGATTACAAGCGCACCGTGGAGGATCTGCAGATCAAGGCTGGCAAGATCACCGGCGACAAGCTCAAGCAGGTTGAGATCGAGCGTGAACTGCAAACAATCCTCGAGCGCCTGCCTGGTCTGACTCAGGCGCAGATCGACAAGCTGAAGGAGTTGGTAGCTGCCAGTAAGCAGGTGAAGGATGGCTTCGCAGATACCTTCGGCGAAAGCCTTCGGCAGTATTACGACAGTCTGAAGAACTTCGGCGCACAAGTCGCTGATTCAGTCAAGGGTGCCTTCCAAGGCCTTGAAGATCAACTGACCAGCTTCGTTACCACCGGCAAGGCGAACTTCACGGATTTGGCCAACAGCATCATCGCTGACATTGCTCGCATCGCGATCCGGCAGGCGATCATTAAGCCGCTGGTGGGGGGCGTGTTCGATCTGTTCGGTATCCCTAAAAGCGCAATGGGCAACGTCTTCGCCCAGAACGGCATCCAGAAGTTCGCCCGCGGTGGAATAGTCGACCGCCCGACGTTGTTCCCCTTCGCCAAGGGCGTTGGCCTGATGGGCGAGGCCGGACCTGAAGCGATCATGCCGCTGCGCCGCGGGCGTGATGGCCGCCTCGGTGTGCAGGCTGCCAATGGTGGAGGCGGCGTGAGCGTGGTGGTGAACGTTGACGCCAGTGGCACCAGCGTTCAAGGTGATAACGCCAAGGGCGCCGAGTTCGGCCGGGCAATCAGCGAAGCCGTCAAGAATGAGATCGTGATTCAGAAGCGCCCAGGAGGCTTGCTCAACTAATGGCCACCTTCACCTACACGCCCAGCTTCGAGGCCACTGAGATCAGCAAGCCGAGGGTGGTCACCTTCGAGGCAGGTGATGGCTACCAGCATCGCGTCGGCTTCGGCCTGCACCGCAATGGCAAGGAGTGGCAGCTCAATTTCCTGAACCGCACCGACACCGAACGCGACAACATCACGGCCTTCTTAGATGCCCGAGCTGGCGTCGAGAGCTTTGACTGGACACCACCCAGCGGCACTGCTGGCAAATACATCTGCAGGGAGTGGCAGACCACGCTGCGCTCCTGCAACTTCAATAACATCACCGCCACCTTCATCGAGGTGTTCGAGCCGTAGCCATGGCGATACCCGTCTCAGAACTACAGAAGATCGCGCCGAGCAGCATCATCGAGCTATTCGAGCTGCAGCTCGTGACTGCTTTGCATGGCAGCAACACGATCTACCGCTTCCATGCCGGCAGCAACATGGACGCTAACGGTGAGTTGGTTTGGAATAGCAACAGCTATCAGCGGTTCCCAGTCGAGGCCGAGGGATTTGAGTACACAGGCACCGGCAGCCTGCCGCGGCCGAAGATCAAGGTGAGCAACATCCTCGGCAGCATCACGACGATCTTGGCGACAGTCAACGCGACCACTGCTGGCAATGATCTGACCGGGGCAACGCTGACCAGGATCCGCACGATGGCGCGCTACATCGATGGCGCCAACTTCACCGGCGGCACCAACCCATACGGCACGCCGGACCCGACCGCCGAGTTCCCGCGGGAGGTCTACAAGATCGCGCGCAAGTCATCCGAGAGCCGGCAGGTGGTCGAGTTCGAGCTGGCCGCGGCGTTCGACTTGGTTGGTGTGCGAGCACCTAAGCGCCAGTGCATCGCCAACATCTGCCAATGGGTCTACCGCTCGGCCGAGTGCGGCTACACCGGCAGCAGCTACTGGGATGCGAATGACAACGTGGTCGGCACGCTCGCAGCAGATGTATGCGGCAAGCGCTTGAGCAGTTGTAAGTTGCGCTTCGGGGCGACCTCTGAGCTGCCCTATGGCAGCTTCCCTGGCATCGGCGCCTACACCGTATGAGCTGGAAAGATGACGCGCTCAAGCACGCTCAGGAGGAAGATCCTCGTGAGGCTTGCGGTTTGGTGGTCGTTATTAAAGGCCGTCGCCGGTATTGGCCTTGCAGCAATCTGGATCAAGATGGCACACAGTTCGTCCTCTCTCCTGAGGACTACGCCTCTGCGGAGGATGCTGGCGAGATTGAGGCCATCTTCCATAGCCATCCGATCACACCGCCGGAACCGAGCCAGCCAGATCTGATCAGTATCGAGGCCACCGGCCTGCCGTGGTACATCGTCAATCCGAAGACCGAGGCTTGGTCAGAGACGCATCCCAGCGGCTACAAGGCGCCACTGATTGGCCGGAGCTGGGTGTGGGATGTGAGCGACTGCTGGACGCTAGTGCGTGACTGGTACGGCGAGCACGGCATCGATCTGCCGGATTGGGATCGACCGGCCACCCATGCCGACTTTGAATCTCAGCCGTTATTCGATGGCTTCTGGAAGGATGCTGGCTTCTATCAACTGCCGGAGGAGGAGCCGCTGCAGTTTGGCGATGGCCTGCTGATGAACATCGAAGGCAGTGGCCTCAACCACTGCGGTGTGTATATCGGTGATCAACTGATCCTGCACCATCTTCGCGGGCGCCTCTCGAGCCGTGATCTGTACGGCGGCTGGCTGCAAAATTGCACCGGCCGTAGACTCCGCCATCGCGACGCCGATAAACTGACCGAAGGCTGAGAACTGCCATGCTGCGCGAGATCCGAGTGTATGGGCAGCTAGCCAAGTTCCTCGGACGGCGCAAGTTCATGGCGGCCGTTGATAGTGCAGCAGAGGCGATCCGATTCCTGCTGGCCAACTATCCGCAGGTCGAGCGGCACATGTGCCAAGAGGGGCGCCACTACCGCGTGATGGTCGGTGATCATGCCGTAGGAATGGAGGAGCTGCATGGTCCAGCTGGCGGCAATGCGATCAAAATCGTGCCGGTGATCGGTGGCGCTGGTGGTGGTGTGGGGCAGATCCTTGCTGGCGTTGCGTTGGTTGCTTTCTCCCTATTCCTGCCTGGGGTTGGCGCTGCTATTGGTGGTGCGTTGATGACCAAGATCGGCATCCTCGGCGGTGCGCTGATTCTCGGCGGCATCTCGCAGGCGCTGACGCCAACGCCAACGCTGGCAGCATCCAGCACCTATAGCGGACCGCAGGGGACCACCAACACCGAGATGGATCCGCAGAAGTCCTACAGCTTCAGCGGGATTCAGAACACCAGCCGAGCCGGGGTGCCGCTGCCCCTAGTGTTCGGTGAGGTGATCTGCGGCTCCGTAGTGATCTCGGCCGGCATCGACACCGTGCAGATAGAAGCATGAGCGAACTGATCCGTGGTGCAG